AGCCGGTATGAGACGGTTGACGATGACGCTCGGAACATGTTTCTGGGCACGGCGGCATCGTTGGCGCGGATACTGCATTGCAACGTGCTGGACCTGTATCCCGATGAGCATGTGTGGCGAGGCGGCGTGTCCGCTGGCGTCGTCGGATTGAAGAACATCCGCTTGTTCCGTGGGTTGACGCAGACGCAGTTGGCTGGCATGAGTGGTGTCGCACGACCGAACATCTCATGGTTCGAGACCGGTTATCGTCCTGTTTCGCAAATGTATTTGCGGACGGCGTTACGATTGTCTGAGGCGTTGCAATGCGACCCTGTGGATTTTCTTACGGAAGGATACTGACATGGGCATGAGGGAACTCAGACTGAAGCGCGGCATGACGCAACAACAGCTGGCTGACAAAGCAGGGTTGAGTCAGCAGCGTGTAGCGGCGTTCGAGACCGGACAACGTAATGTCGGTGGGATGAGTCTCAATGTCGCCGTGCGCATCTGTGACGCGTTGCATGTCAAGAATCCTCGCAAACTTCTTGATTCTGATTCTGAATCTTCTGCGGATTCTAAGTGATCCGCAGAAGATAATGTTCAGCCGATAGTATCGGCGCGAAAGTAAGGAGGTGGCATAGTTGCCGGGAATAAGCAGGTTTTTCGGCATCGTCATTTACATGTACGCCAATGACCATGGCCCCGTGAAGCATTTTCACGCGGAGTATAATGGCCATTGGGCTAAGTACTCGTTTGATGGCGATTTGATTAAGGGCGGTTTGCCTAGGAAACAGGAACGTTTGGTATTGGCGTGGGCTGAAATACACCGTGAGGATCTCGAATCCAATTGGAAGTGTGTGGAGGCCCATGTGCAACCCGGACACATCGAGCCGCTTAGGTAAGGAGGTTTATTCATGTGTGACGGTGTTGTTTTGGTGACTGACGCTGTTCCGTTGGACGGCCACCGTGTGGCGGTCAGGTTCAGCGATGGTTATAGCGGCGTCTTGGATATGGCTAAGTATTTTGGCTATCCGGCGTTCGCTGGGTTGAATGATCCTGCGGTGTTCGCTACTGCGCGTGCTGGTCTCGGTACGGTGTTGTGGGGTGACGGCGATATAGACGTCGCACCTGATACCGCGCGTGAGGAGGCCGTGCCGTTGGGCGCGTAGGCCGCGTCTATGAATCCCGGTTGCTTTTGCTGCCGGGATTTTGTTTATTCGAACGTGTTTGGCGGGGTTCCCCGTCTGATGAAAATACCCCAAGAGTGTTGCATCACTCTTGGGGTTTCGCTTAAAACAAACCGATTTATAAGCCCTCTTATTCTAGCAAGGGGGCTGGAATGGAGTGTGTGTTATGAGTATCCATTTTTATGCCGGGTATTGGCAGTTTGGTGTCGGCGTTACCAATTTTGAGGGTGAGCCGTATTGTAGCCTGTTGTCTTTTGACTCGCGTAAGGAACGCGACGCTTGGGTTGCTGCGGATCATTTCGACAATAATTGGCATCGTAGCGCGGTGTCGCGTCGTGAGGCGTTGCCGCTTATGCGCGCTGAGCTTGCTGGTCTTTTCGACGGTTATGACGGCTGGCGTGTTGATGGCGTGTTTTATTCGTCCATTGGCGACGCTTTCGCGGCGTTCTTCAAGGCTGAGGCCGCTGCGCATAGGCGTGCGGGTGTCTGATTCATTCAGTCTGTTTGTTTAATTCCAGGGCGTGGCGATTGTGCTGCGCCCTTTGTTTTCAACCTTTTTCTTTTTAAGGGGTTTAAATGTCTAATAAGGTTAACGGTTTGTGGGCTGTCAATTCTGATGGTGTTTTCATGTTTTTCAATTCGGTTGACAGTCCGAGCGTGTGGCGTTTCGGCATGTCGGATGGTGTTGAGTCATGGCGGATGGTTCCAGGTGTTAGCAACGCTCAGGCCGTGCGTGGTGTTGCCGCAGCATACCGTGCCGATGGCGGTGTGTGGCTTGACC